TATTGGTTTTCGCGTGCATCACGCGAACCAAGACATTTGTGTAGGCCATGGGTTTTACCCTCCCGAAGTGGTGCCGTAAGGCACTGTTCCGGGCAGCTGCAGACCCGCCCCCGAAAGAGCTCACCCCTGCCGAAGAGGCTTTGCTTTACTTCCCTCTTGATGAGGACACCCCGCTCATCCTGACCACCCGTGACCAGAACTTGCGCATCAAGGACGTGCAGATTCACCGACCTACTTGTAAATGCCCGACCCTTGAAAACCACCATTGTGCCCTCCCGACTAAGGTTGAGTCCGATATGGATGAGAAGCTTTTGCTTCTCCTTTATCAGTATTCCCTCAAAGTTGGTGCAACTCTTTCGCCTTCTTTCTTTGCTGGCTCTCCGCAGCAGAATGCGATCATGAACCGTCATCTTGTGGATTATTATCGAACTCGCCAGAATGCGACTGAGTCCACCCCGTACAACATTCCTGCAAGCCAGCATCACATTCTTCAGAGCCTCTCAATGGAGTTCCCCAATCCTGATGCTCCTGAACGACCTCATGCCCTCCATCGCTGTATTATTGAAGGACAGATGCAGCGAATGCGCTTGTATCTTCCTGCTCATAACTACGGCATCATATCCACCAAGACGTCGAAGTTACAGCTCTTGCCACCTGCCGGCTCTGTGCAAAACCCCATGTACGAAGCCAAGGATCCGTCCCGTTTCCCTGGCGTTGGGATCCGGGATTCTCACTTTCGTGACTTTCCCGTGCACTACCTCGACGACGTTTCCTCTGTGGTCACTCCTCACGAGCTCGTCGAGAAGCTGTCTGTTCAAAATCCAGAGGGACATTTGTTTGTTACTGGCATGAATCCGGTGGAGGTCCTAGACAGACAGTCGTCTTTTGAGCCTGCCAGCCATATCATTGAATACGACCTCGGCGATTTCCACTACATGTTCACCGGCAGCGAGAGTGAAGGTTACACCACTCCTATTGACGTCACCACGTCTTGGTTGCGAACTTCCTCTGTTACTGCTTCCAATGGCAAGGTGTACCATGTCGTACTGCTCGAGGAGAGACTCGGCCATTGCGTCTGGCATATCTTTTGTGGTGATGTTGCCGAGCAGGAGACTCGTATGTTCAGTACTGGCTCCTATGTCCGTGTGCCATCCTCTCTCGCTGGAACGTGGTCTGACCAGTACCTTCCAATGAAACTCGTTTCCGGGATTCTTGACTTCGACAACAGGGCTAAGGACCACACTTGGTCAAATCTTGCCGCTAAGGTGTCCCAGCTTGCTGGTTCGATCACACCAAGGACATCTGCACGTGAGCGTTGGATTGCAACCTACCTCGCGCGTCAACATCACCTGCCCGAAACTTGGCAGTGCCTGCTCCAACGTGGTTTTTGGAACACTGTCTACTTTCTATCATTTCAGTGGTACATGATACAACCCTTGCCTGACACTTTCTCCTTAATTGATGAGCGTAAGAGAAACAGGATCATCCACCCGACACCTGGTGGCGGTTGGTCCCCCCGTGCCAAGCGAATTCAGACCATGGCTTCCATCCCAAATCACCCCACTCTTCTACAACAGGTGTCTGCTTGGACTGGATGTATCTTCACATTCTTGATTCCAAAGATCATTATTGGCGAATGTCTCACCCTCTTGTTCTTCCACGCACACCTTTTCCCATGGCTGCGTTCATTTTACAACTGGGCCGACATCTCATTGGAGCGTCTGGGCCTCACCTCTGTTGTCGTAATTGCTGCCTCGATCATACCTGGCAACGTCTCTAAAATATTCTCCCGACTTTCCGGACACTTCTGGCGCCAGCTCTGGATTCCAGCCTGGTCCCGGTCCGTAATTCCTCTCCTCATTCAAGAGATTACGGGTGCTCCTGGGGCTAGGATTGCCGTGATGTTGCCTGGCCGCGGATGGTGCTGGCAGGCAATTCTCTGGCTCATCGGGCTCCACTCTGTGTTACCCGGTCTTGTCCCTGGTTCTGTGGTTCCATGGCTCTTGTTCTTCACTACCTCTGCCTCCAGCCCCACTGTTATAGTTTTCACGGTCTTAACTTCCACTCTCCTTGTTGGAGCCCTACTTGAAAATCTCATGGGTTACTTTGCCGACCCAAATCTTGGCCCGCCCAATCTGGGATACTCGGCTTGGTCTCCTGACTGGAGTATAGACGAGAGTTTTACTGAGGCAACTCTAGCCCACTTGCGCTATTGGACCAACTCACTTTGTGTTTGGTACATGGGGGTTACCAGTCGTGGCCATTGCCTCCGGGTTCCCTGTCTGCCAGTAGTATCCAGTGGTGGTATAACTAAGACGAAGAGACGCAATGTGGACATTGTGTTGCCTGCAGTTCTGGTCCAGCCTGCCAACATACCTGCTGGCCCTGTCGGTGTTGCCATGGCCGTCAGTCCGGCCGGCTTGGACTTTGCTGAGTGGTGCCGTGCGGTCGACACGGCCTATCAGGCCCGACCAAACATGTACCCTCAGCTCACTCCTGGCCGCTCTTGTTTCTTTGACTGCGTTTCGCACCATTACGGAACTAGTCACATGTGGTATAGCTGGTATATGGCCTACTTTCAGAAGCTGCCTGATCCAAATAATCCCATTGTAGGGGAGGTCACTGTCCACGAAATGCAAAATTTCTGCGCTGTCTCCCAGTTCGGACTTCTACTAAGTGGGGACACCAATGCAGTCTCTGCGCCGGCGAACGTCCACTGGCCCACCCTCACCTTGCGTATCGGTGGTTCTTTGATTGCCGGAACCTTGCACGTCGAGGTTGCCATTCCCGAACCTGTCACCCTTAAGATAAGTGCTCTTGCTCGGCTTTTGGCCACCATTCAGCTTAACGACCCGCCTTCGTTCCAGGCGCTTGTGCAGGCTCATAATGCGGCCGCTAGGGACTCAACTGTCCAGCCTGAGCCAACGATCATCGGTTGGGCTGGTACTCATGAACTGCCACACTCTTATGATGAGGTTGGTAGGGCCATTGTGTCCAGTTTCACTTCAGTCCCTATTAACCCTGCTGACAATGACGGCTTCGCTTTCAACCCTAATGCGCTGGCCCCTTATCCCGCCCCGTACGCCTATGGACCGAGCATCAACACTTTGCCAGTGGCTGGCAGTATCGAAACGTCTTTTGCTTCTTCTTCTGCTCCAGCACCAGCGTCCGCGTATCGGAGGGTTCAAGAGCGGTTTGGCCGCTTTGGCAATCGTTTCGTGTCGGCAATGTCACGTAATCGCTACTCCGCCTTACGCTCAATTCTGACGGAAGAGATTAAGGTTGGCGCCAATCCGGTCTCACCACCAATTTCACAGACCCGCGACAATGCCCGTCGGAACAATGAGGTACCTAAGCCGGCACGGTGGACCGAACTTCGTGCTGAGCTCCAAAAGTCTGTCTCTAAATATCTGAATTTCACACTCCCTTGCGTGCCGCTTGCAGCTGAGGAGCTCATGTTCACTGCCGATGTCCATCGCGCTTCTCGTCTTGCCTCCGATTTGAGATCAAACCCCGGTGAGCTTGGCACTGCCGCTGCAGCCGATGTGGCCAAGGCTCTCGATGCCATCGTGGACTCTTACCGCTTGGAAGGCAAAACGGTGACGATACCTGTCACCGCCTATCTTGGTGTTTCAGGCTGTGGCAAGACTGTCGCAACCACTGAGTTTTTGCGAAGCTTAACTCCTGAAGAACGTCAGAACGCTCGCGTTGTGAGCCACACTGAGAGCCTCCGTGCCGAGGCCAAAGAAAAAATTGACTTTCCTGAAATGCGCGGTTTTAACTTTCCCACCCTGGCCAACATTTTGCTCGAACCCTCCTCTGGCATCATTGTCTTCGACGATGCCGGTCAGGTCTGGGGTGGTGTTCTCGACTTGGTCATCTTGACAAACCCCCTTGTGACACGCATCGTTATCAATGGTGACCCCGCACAAGGCCACCGCTCGTTTCAAGTTGCAGGCACACAGAGCAAACATGATCCTAGCGCCATTGCAACCATTGCCCAGCAGACAACGAAATATGCCACTTTGTCCCATCGGATTTTTCAACTTCTTTCAAACACTTTGGGCATCTACACGACCTCCACCGTCCCGGGTTTTATCACACACTCTGTCGGCCCTAAGGTCGGCATACCTGTCAGCACTGCCTCGCCAAGGTACGTCAATGTCCTCGATGCGGCAGGCAGGCATGCCGAGACCTTCCAAACGGTGCAGGGTGAAGACTATGACATGCCAGTGGAGGTCGATATGACGGGCCTTGAGGGGGCCATCATGGACCGTACTGCATATGTCTCTTTGACCCGCAGCAAGGCCGGTGTCTATGTTCGTATGGCGGCCGCTGACCCCACCAGCACCATCAAGTCCCCACCCACCGGCAGTGACCTGATGAATGCTCTTGTCTATGAGATGCGTGCCACCAACACCGGGTCGCTGCTTGCACCTAGTAGCTTAGTCAAGGCCGCCTTTTATCGTCACCTGCATTGGTCCATGCCCAAACTTGTTTGGTTCGCTAATGTTGGTGCGTCTGTGCCTGCTTCTGCCTTTCAACATGTCATTGCTGCTTCCAATGAGACCTTTGTGTCCGAGAATGCCTGCGACGATGTGGTCCCTGCTTACTCAAGGCCTGAGGCCACCCCCCCACATGACAATCTTATCGAGGAGTTTCATCCTTTCGCCAAGGAGGACCGGGAGGCTTCTACGCGCTATGGCCAGACAGATCAGTTTAAGGATGGTGCCTTCGTCAATCCAGCGGTGCATAAACGGAATGACACCCCAACTTACCGGCTGAGTGTCGAAAAGCGGCTTAAGACCGCCACCAGAGCCCAAAATTCTAATGCGATGCTGGCTAACCCGAGGAAAGACATGTGTGACGAGTATGACAGACTCGTCCCCGCGCCCCCCCATTGGACAGAGCAGAACTTTGATGGCTACATTGACCTTGCGATCGATGAGTACCTCTCCAAACGCACAGCTCGCGCCGTGCTCCAGAAGCTGCACGAACATGATCCTGATCGGAGTCCTTCAAGCATCAAAATTTCCCTGAAAAACCAGGTCATCAAGAAAGCGGAGAAGATGTACAAGAAGGAGGCACTTCCCGGCCAGCTGATCCATGAGTACGACATTATTCAGACTCTTCTTGACTCGTCGTACGCGCTGTGGCTGGAGAACCACTTACCTGGCGCCTTCCCCGACAACTTTCTTTTCTATCGTAGAATGGATCCGGATCAGTTCATTGCTGCCTACTCCAAACGCTGGCGTGTTGACAATGGCGCCTATGGCTCTGATGTCACCCGTTGGGATGTGGGTTGCGATGCCGCGATGGTCAACTTTGACGTTCATGTCATGCGTTCTCTCCATTTTCCGAAGTGGTATGTCGACGCGTACATTGAGCGCCGTCTGTCCAGCTTTTCCCAGCATGGACCCATGCGCACCATGCAGAATTCTGGTGACCGCTACACATGGATCCTCAACTCGATTCGTCGTGCGGTTGTCACTTCTCTCGTTTGTTCCATCCAGCCTGAGGACACTACTGCTATTAATGGTGATGACGCTGCCGTGGACCGCTACTGCACAGCCCTCCCCTTTTTGAATTCCCCTTGGGCGTTCAAGGACGAAAATGCACGAAGAGTTGAGTTCAGTGGTTTTCTGCTGGGCGGCACCACCCCAACCTATAGTGCCCATGGATTGTGGTACCGCACTGCCATTTTGAAGTCCCGTGACCCGTCTGCACAAGAAAAGTGGGAGTCTTATCTCGGTCTTCTTCGGCATGCCAATCTCGACTCTCCTTATGCTCTGGCCGTTGCCCGGGATGCCCAGCACTTCATGAGCTATGATTCTTTCTGGCATCATTTACCACAACCACTTCACTCCTACTTTGACAACCTGCGGCAGGTTTCTTTCCAGGTCTCTACCACTTCTCTTTACTCTACACTCCGTCACTTCTTCTCCTCCCTTAACTTAACTATTACTACGACCTGAATTTATTTTCCCTGCCCGTCCGAAGACATAAAACTACACTGCTCGTGTTTTGAGCCACATCGACTTCAGGTCGTCATAACTTGACATCACAGCTAAATACCAAGGTCCAGCCGTAATGGCTGCATACGGTGTATGGGTTCAGGTGAGCTCTGATTCCGCCCATGCTGATCGTCCCGATCGAGGAAGGAGCGCACCATGGGACATGCTATTCCACGCTTTAATCTCGAGCTGAGGAAGCCTAACTCCCACAATTCCCGCGTCAGCCTCTGCCTTGCCGAAGGCATGCTCCGAGTCCAGCTTTAGGCTGCTGGGCAGTGTACAGACTGTACGGGCGAAGGGCGCATTATTTTCCAGGATGCGTCTTAAAGAAACAGTCGGCCCCGGGGGAAAACCCCGGTCAAAGGCGCCACTCAATGCATAGCTCCGATTCGGACCTGCTTTGCCCCTGCGGAACTCAATTTCTGAGCCAGTCAAATTTCTTAGCACATCAGGCTAAAGGCAAGTTTTCCTGTCGTACTAATCGTACTGTAGACGATCTTGCTGTTCTGCTTCAGAACCAGCTTCCATCCGGCCCTGCTTCCTCTCCTCGTGACCTTGACGCTTTTGACGGCGACTTGCTTCACAAGGTTGAACTTCGAGCTTACGGTTTGGCTCCTTCTGATCCTCTCTTTCTTTCTTTGATAGAAAACAAGAATCAGGGTCGTTATTTACGGACTTACTATCCTGACTCCATTCCGCCTGGTTCACCTGCGGACCACACCCTAGGTTCTATTTTCGAGTCCTTATATTTTACCAGCATTGTTTTTCGTTCCACTTATATTCTTCGTGTCGATCGTGGTTATTGTTAAGCCTCATGTCTTCTTCTGATATTGTGGGTGATGTGAAGGAACTCCATTCTCGCGTTATTACAGTGCCTGCTACCCACTCCGGCACTGGCCACAACGCTTCTGGGTTCTTCAAGCTTACTGAGAATCTTGACTTGCGACACTATATTGACTCCCATGCTACTGTCAATATTGTTGGCTCGATTGTGCTTGAAGTTTCCGGACCAGTTTCCTCTACTATTGCCACTACTGCCACTGTCGCTCTTTATCCTGATAAGTACACCACCGGCCCCACCACCAAGGCACACGTCTCCGCCCTTGAAGGACGTGTCCAGATACAACATTCCTTGCTGGTTGGTTCTGTCTCTGCTGCACCTAAGAACGCCCGTGAAGTCGGTGAGTCCTTGAAAGTCAAGACTCTCCTTGACTATCCACCTGTTGTTGCTTACCACATTGACATTGCGGGTGGTTCTGCTGCGTCAGCTTGGACTCTCACTGCTCACGTTCCAATTGTTGTTGACGGTGTTTCGCATCGGAAGACATGGTGACTTCATTGGCTCCCACCGTTCATGACTTGATCTCTGCGTTGCTTCCTTGGCTTTCTATCCCTCATCCCCAACCACCTTCACTTGAGACGCCTTTGCCTCCACCGACTCCCGGCTCAATGCCTGTGCCTGCGCCTTCAGCTGATGCTCTTTTTGCAGCAGCCCACCCTCCTCCGCGCTTGTTCGACTTGGGCAGCAATTACCTTGTTGTGCCTGACCTTCCAACCCACAATGCCATTGTGCGTTTAGAACCTGATACCCTGGATGATTACTCTTCTTGGTATTATCGCGTCAAGTTCTTCGACGGTCGACATTGGAGCCCTCCCCTCTATCTGACTTTTGACGATGCTTATTACGATGATGCTCCCTTGTTGTCTGTCCCACCTCTTATTGTGCAAGGAGGCGCCCCAACTTGGTTGGCTTTTCTTGGTGCTGGAACCATTTCTTTACCCGACCATGCCTTGTGGTCTACTGTCATTTATCCTAATGCATCTTTTCCTGATCCAGAATGGTAATCAGTGTTTTGCGGTCACTTCGTTTAACCGCCAGCAGCCTCTCACACTTGTCATGCTGTGGATTAAAGACCGGTGTTGGCGATTCCAATAAGTCCCAAATGTCTTTAAAC